GGTTGACTACTATTTTGCACACGTCGTCATATTTGTACGTTCTATCCCTTGTTTTTGTTGCTGTGATCGTCCCTTGGGTTATTCCTATGTCGTTTACTGAGTTCAGGGCGTTCCACGCTATCATTCCGGCGTCTGTTGCTGTTATGATTCCGGAGTACAGTCTGTTTTCAAAGTAGGCGAGCCAGGATTTGCATCCTAACTGCACTGTGAAACTCCCGGATGATTTGTTATAGACAACGTCGCATAGGAAGCCTCCGAAGATAAGGTTGTTGTCTTTATATATGTAGATATTTATCCATGCGTTCTCGAAGAGATCCTTTGGTGTGGTGTTTTGTCTACCTAAATAATCGCTTAGGTAGGCGTATGAAACATTAATAGATGCTGTGTGCACATTGTTCAGGTTCCGTTCTAACGTTGCTGATTCAAACGGCAGTTCCCATTGCTGTGTTGCTGCTTTATTTTTTGCAATTATCTTATATGCTGACATAGTGGTATGCGTACGTTACGTCTACATAACCTGTATCGCCTGCGTTGTCAGTTGAGAGCTTAAAGCGATTTTCTCCTGGATTTATTACTAAAAACTCCCCGGTCAGTTTATCGAGTTTATTGTTTCCCACGTTGTCCAGGACTGTTCTTTGGTACGTGTCTATGTCGTAGTATGCCCCTCCTGATATTGTAGCTGCTATGGCAAGGGATTTACTTTTCAGCACGTCCAGGATTACCGGGTTGGTTAAAAGACCGGTGAAGCGCATTGTAGGGTATGCAAACACATTCCCACCGTTTGAGATTGGGGTGTAGTTCGCTGCACCCGCTGACATGTCGAGGGGGATTGTCATTGGGACAGCACCACCGCCTCCTGTTGCTATTGGTATTCTTATTTGATATTGCTGCTTTGATACGAGGAAGGGGTACTCGGTTTCTATAACGAAGTTTATGGGGGATGCATTTATTTGATCTGTTGTCAGGTCATCGGTCAGGTCTTTCAGTATTCCGGAGAGCAGAAGGGATTGTCCGTTTGCCATGACAAATTCAAATTGGATTTTGTCGTCGTTACTGTAGTTATCTACTGTCAGGTATTTATAAAGAAGGGCTCGTTTTTCTATTAAATCTACGACGCTTGTCCCGACTATCATGAGACCTATGGAAAACACCTTGTTCTTAAATAGAGCATTGCCAAGCTTCACACCGTGTTTGGAGAGAATGTCGGATATCGAATATTTTGTGCCGTATCCTATGTTTGATATCGTTTGTACGTTGTATCCGTTCTCCGGGGTTAGTTCGAGTGATCCGATTGCGCTGTTTATTATTGTCTTTGTTACCATATTAGTAGCTGTAGTTTAATTTCCAGCTCAGTTTGTTGAGCATCTGGTCCCAGTCTGCAGGGTTGTTTATAATGGCTGTTATTTCTATCTTTTTACTGTTATTGTTATTGAAGACTTTACTGTCGACAGGGGATTTACCTGCCATCATGTCCCTGGAGAGTACAAATTCGCCATCGTGGACCATCGCCATACCGCTTCCGTTTACCCAGCCGCCGGTATCAAAGGAGACGTGTGGAATTGTGGGAATATTGAATCCTCCAAAATTAAACGCTGCTATTTTATGTCCTCCGATATCCATACCTGGGAAGCTAAATTTAATGCCATTAACTGCATTTACAAGGATATTTATTAAATCTATTACATAATTAACCATTCCTTTGACTATATTTTTTATTCCCTCTCCAACACCTGCTATATGTTCTTTCATAAGATTCCATGTGGAGCCCCAAATTGCTCCTAGGTTGTCAAGAAAGTGAGAAAAATTCCCAGAAAGTAAAGATAACGCAAGAAGAATAATTGTTTTTATTAATCCCCATGCGAGATCAAAAATTAACATGAGCACATTAAATCCTGTTTGAAATATTCCCGCTACGATTGATAACCACGAGACAAACGCATTCCATAGACCAGTCAAAACCCCAATAACAAAATTAAAAACAAGGGAAAAGATAGTAAAAAATATCGCCCACAGATTTGTTAATGCAGGTCCAAGAAGTGGCATGATTATTGTCCAAAACTTCGATATTTCATTCCATATAGCTACAAATATAGGTACGACGTTTGTTTTAATCCAAGTGAAAACTGTCATTATTATTTTATGTAGTGCTTCAAGTGCCACTGGTATATGTGTCTGAATATATTGGGCAACCTGTACAAGTATTGGCTGTAAAAACGTCCAAAATTGCTGGGCTATTTGCTGAATGCCCATAAAGTTTGTAGTCCAGGCTTTGTATAGGAGGAATGCTGCGGCTGCTACGAGGGCTATTATTGCTATAGCTGGTAACATGGTTGAGGACATAACACCCCCAATGATTGCACCGAATTTTGTCATCAAACCAATGATGAAAAGGATGGGACCACCAATCATAAGAAAAGCAGTTGCCAATGCAATACCTTTTACTGCCATATCGAAGAATTTAGGATTGACTTTATTGAGTTGATCTATAAGTCCTGATATTTTTGTGACAAATTGTGTCACTGTTGGAATAAGTCGATCTCCAAGAGCTTCTTTTACATTTTTTATCTCTATATTCATTCTCTCCATTGCTACTTTATATGTGCTAGATGCCGCCTCTGCAGTTCCTCCAAATTTTTTATTTATTGCAGCAAGTATATCTGTTAAGGTTGCGTTGTCTTTGAGCTCTATTCCCGCTTTTTTGAGTAGGGTAGTATTACCCCCAAGTGCTTTCGTTACAAGATCTGTGGCACTACTGAGGTCAATACCTTTCCCTCTGGCTAGGTCCATCTCAGCGGCTAACACCTGTTGTGCAAGGGCTAGGTCATTAGTTTTGCCATAGTTTTTTACCATTGAGGCATAGGTGGTTTCGTCATCAAATCCAAGCCTTATATATGAATCTGAAACTTTTTTTATTGATTCACTTAATGTACCAAAATCAGCCTTTGAACTATTCGCGTAGTTTTTTAGCTGAGCATTCGCTACGGTTATCTCTTCTTGAGCGTCTGCAGCTAAATCTAACCATCCCTTCATAGCTCCCATACCGACTAAGCCTGCAGCCGTCATCATACCTCCGGCTACCATCATTGATTTTCCCCACCCTTCTATGCCTGATTTAGTGTTTTCGAATTGACCGTTTATTTTTTTTAATTCATCAGTTGCTTCGTCTTTTATGCGTAAAATGATACTAAGTAGGTTGTTATCCATATGAAAAATTATATGGATAATAAACAATCTATTTTATAAACGCTATGCCTATTTAAGTGAGCTGATCTTCGAATATGGTAAACGATTTATCTACTGGATATTTGGTATAGGGATAAATATCCCTTGCAATTCCTGTAATTTCTTTAAAATATTTTTCTTTCAATTGGTCCTTAGTAATATGGTTCTCTTTTGCTATTCTATTTATATCACTTAATATAGCTGGAGCTACAATACGCGATTTATCTTCAAAGTAGTGATAGTCGTTGCAGTCTAAATAACAAACCTCAAATAGAAATCGAAGTGCCGCTTTATCGCGACCCTCTGAAATTAGAAGTTGAGCCATCTCATAGGTTATCATCCGATAATATCCCATATGTTCTTTTGAAATCTCTACTATTCGTTTTCGATTAAAAAGAGTCCACCAAATATCATTGTTTCTTGGTTGGCATTTAAATTTTTCAGCTAGTCTTGACTTTGTAGCTTCATATTCTTCTTTCGATATGCTATATCTTTCCATCATTTCAGAAAGATACCATTCTTCATCAATTTCCTTCTTGCGTTGCTCGGAAACAAGAACACGTTCACGTGTCTTTGGAAGCGTCCGTATATACATAAATTGCTTACAAAAAGGACACTTCGTTTTCCTTTGAGGTATCTTTTCAAGTTCATGCCTACAATAAGGGCATTTTGCATCGATGTTGTTTTCTATTGGAGTATTAACTGGAGTAAATTGATCTCGTATTTCTGTTGCACGAAACTTGACTTTATTATTTTTACCAAAAATATATGAAATAAGTTTCCTCAACATATAAATAAGATTACCGACCTTTTTATCATTTTTCAACTACATGACACTAATTTCGCAAATATGCTATACTTTTGGGCATGAAAACCCAAAGGCAATGTTCACAGTGTAAAAGTTTCAAGGTTGAATCCAATAAGGATGCTTGGAAAAGTGTTTTACTTGGAGGGATTGCTACATCATGGATATTTGGTATTGGATTGATTGGTGTTTTTTTCGCTCCTTTTGTGTGGTTGGGGAATAAATGGACAAAGGAATTGATTGTGTGTAAACAATGCGGATATAAATACAATCCTTAACTTCTTTTATTTGTTTTTGAGTTGTGCTCATCTGCCTGTGCTTTTGCACTGTGATATTCCATCATTCGAGTAACCCACTCAACTGGTTGTTTATCAAGCTCTGTAGATGATATCCCCAAGGTAACACATATATTAGCCTCCGCATATATATCAGGAATATCGGTCTTACTTATAAATGCGCTGGTAAGAAGATTCTTATATTTTTTTTTCCTCTTTGGTTATTCCTTGAGCTTTGCTTGCAAGTTCCGCTAAGGTGTCGTATACAATTTTTCCGTCTGGACCGTCCCAAGTATCTACTTCTTCTCTAAGTTTTTCTGTGATTTCTTTCCCATCCTTAATGATTTTTATTACCATTAAATCAAACACCTTATCCTCAGAATCATTAAGAAACTCCCCGGACATTTTGTCGGCTTGTTGTTTATTTGGATCGATTATTAAGCGGGACCTAATAAGTCTGCGCAGTTGTTTCAATTCTCCCCACGCCATTTTATCCTTTGTAACTACTTTATATCCACACGGTGTCTCGATTACCATATTACGTTTAATAAACTTTTAATAACTCGCCACAACGTTCGTAAGCTCCGCAGTCAAGAGTCCGGCTGATGCATCTCGGCGTCCTGAGAACTCGATTGTGATTGCGTTGTAGTCAAAGCCTAGCTTTGTGTCAAACTTAGTGATTGCTGCTTTCGGGATCGTGATTTTCAATTCATTCTTTGATGAGGAACCGATTGTATCTCCGAGCATATCAATGACGATTGCAGCCTCTGTTGTTGCCAGGAGACTTGCGTAGTAGGCTTTAGTGGCATCATCTAGGAATAACGTCATCTTGCCGGTCACCATTGATTGCTTTACATATCTGGCAACCGGTTCGGAACTACTGAGTCCGTGGAGTAATGAGAGGTTATTTTTGTATTCTACCTCCAAGTCCTGGATCTTAGTTACGATATTTGTGCCTCCAATACTTACTGTTACGATATCAGTCCAGTTGAATGGTCTGGTTGTCTCGTATGCTGCTGTTATTGGCGTTGAGTCTGCTTGGGATTTTGCGAGTGCTTTGATTGCTATCTCAACTGTACTTCCTACTTTTGTAGAGAGTTTAAAATCTGAGACTGTGAATCCTGAGTATCTCTTGCAAAGAGCCCCTGCGTTTTGTTCAAGAGTGAGGGATGGTTTGGCGACTGCTTCCGTTATCGTGTGTTTGTATACTATCGTTTCTCCACCTACTTGTGCATCTGCTACTGCTCCAAGTACTGATTTGAGGAAGTGCCCAATCATGTTTGGATATGCTTCGACAGCGAAGTCTCCCTCGTGGGATAGTTTTCCTTTATAAAATGACTTTACTTTTGCGGGAGTTCCATCGATTGCTTCCACTTCTCCGACGTCCTGTTTTGGGACCATCCCTGTTGATGGTTTAACCGGGATTGAAACGGTTGGAGTCACTGGGGTTCCCCATACTGTTTCTGTTCCGACTGAGATTTGTGTTAGGATTCCATCGATGTTTGTCATATGAAAAAATTATATTTTTAATAGGTTATTTATTTTTCCTACTGACCTTTTTTTCCTCTCTTTGTTCTTCAAAGTGAGGGTGATTGATAACTTTGTCAGTCTTGATTGTGTCTCCGGGTTTTACTATCCCAAATTCAGTCAGGGCAATTTCTGTTTCTCCTGTGTATAAATAGCTTTTCATACTAATTATTGTATTGTTTATTAATGATTGATTTTATGCCGCTCTATTAAAACGAACGTTTGCCACATACGTGATTTCGTTGTAGTAGAGGTTGTTTGTCTTGCTGTCGAATGCGAACTTATCCGATATCGGTTGGGACCATTCGATTGTACCGTCCAGGGTTATGTTCTTTTCCAGGACGTTTGTTACCTTATCGGCAATGTCTCGTATTTTGATTTGAGTGTTTACTTCCGTGTTGTCGAGGCTTCCGTATATCCTTATAAAAATGGTTACTTTTCTTCGTGTGTCGCGCGTACTTAGGAATTCGCTTGTGCGTCCAGATGGCATAACGATCGCACAGGGAAAGACTGAAAGGGGACCATTTGGATAGGAGGTATACACGGCTTTTAAATCCGTAACACCGGCTGTAATTATTGCCGCTAGTTTTGTAATCAGTTCGCTGTAGGTCTGTATTGCTGTCATAGTTATTTTAAATTGTCTATAATTTGTTTCCCTATATCAAAAACCTCGCTTATTTTGGCTTTTACCGCCTCCATGCCGGCTCTTAAGTAGAACTTAGGTCGTATCCCTCCAGTTCTTACTTTTACTCCCCTTGAACCGCCTGGTCCCTCAGCAAAAGCACCGGTTCCGTATTCTTGATAAATTCCATATGGTGCTCCGTGATTCATGATTGTCACTCCCACCTCTCCATAAATGTCACCGCCTCCTGTTACCACTCTACTATTTGCTCTCAGGTTTGCTCTGAGGTTTCCTGTGTCAGTTGGCGCTTTGTCATCAGCCGTCTGGCGGGCGATGTTCACCATCCTGTCGACCATTTTATACTTAACCTCTGCGACCATCTGTGGTGCTGCTCTCAACTTTTCTTTTAGCTCTTCAAATCCTAGTGTATACGCTTCTAGTGTGTATCCTGACATTGTTATATTTTCAAACAGATCCCTTCAGTTACCATTGATCCAAGTGCTCGAGTTCTCTGTGCTGCTCCCTGGACCACAAGTATGTCATTAATTTCCAGCCCGCTTGACATTGGATCTGTAACGATAAATTGGTCAGCGGGATCTATTTTTTCTACCTGATTAAAAATAACGAAGGAGTATCCGGTCCCAAGGGGCATTTCATAAAGTGCTTGTGTTTTTCCATCCGCTCCTATAAGCATTGCGCGAATATCTGTATATACCGATGTGTATGCTTTATCTGATTCGGTTCCAGTAAGGCGTTTAATTGTTATTATGCAGTTGTTTGGGTTCATATACTCGGCTTCCTATAATTATTGATAAGGTCCAGGATATACCATGGTTCCTTTTCTTGAGGATTGAAGCTGAGTGAGAATCCCTTGAAATTCACATTTTTTACATCCTTACCTCCGTACTCTTTTTGTGAGTAGATAAATGACGCCCACATAAGTATTGCCTGGGAGACGTCTTTGTCGTAGAACTGGTCCAGAGTGTAGAATATTTTTAAAGCTCTGTTGTCATCTGTATTACTATAGACTGACACGTCGAAGTTTACGTGATCCTCATAAGCGAATAAGTCATCGTCGAGCGCTAGGTTATTTGAGTCCGGCGTGGTTATGTCGTATTGGACCACATTATTTAATGTGATTTTCGTTACCGCCTTGATGGGGAAGTTTCTTGTGTAGTAGTTTTCTTTCCCACCGTCAAAGGTATCGATGTACACCTGGTCCACTGCTGGAGTTACTGTTTTATCGCTTGTTAAAAAGTTGCGATTACACTTTCTAGCAAGATGAAGCTCCAATGCTGCTATAAGATTTGTTACATACGTTGTCTCAGTTGTAGGGATTGTTTTTGTCAGTGATATCCCAACGTCGGCTGCAACTACTCCGGAATATCCGCTATAAAATAAATTGCCTTTTTTATCACTCATGCGTATTGTTATTTATTTATAACGGCTTGTTCACTCCCGGTGATAATTGCTTTCCTGGACTTTTTGAACATTTTCTTTTTTGGTGCTTCTGGTTTAAATTCTGGTAGGACCTGTGGTTGTTGTGGCGCTGTTTCTTCAGTTTCCAGTTTACTGAGGATAACTGCAGAGTTTCCCAGGGCATGGGCGGTTCTCTCGGAAACTTCGTACTCTTCTCCCACACGATATACACGACCTTCGAATCCTACTGTTTCAAGCATTTTAATTCTCATAAATATTACTGAAATTGGTAACAAATCTGAAGTTTGCAAGGGATGCGTCCCTACAAACCTCAAATTCGTGGACCCTGTGGTAGTTGCTGAGACTTATTGATTTGCCTCGCATTTCCACTCACCCCTTGGGTCCGAGAGTTTTTAATAAAAAGTGTTAAGTTAAGACGCTGCAGTTTTAATTGCAACAAAGGCACTTGCGGCTTCCGCGAGTTGAATGTCACATCTTGAGATTACTCTCAAGGCAGACATATTCTTCTGGAACAAGTGGATAGTGTTTTCACCATCCTTGAGTGACGCTTCTTTCGAAATGTCGATCTCAACTCCTGTTCTGTCGAATAACTGCATCCATCGTAAGTTACCAAAGGTTGCGAACTTTTTTCCTGCTTGCGATCCAGCATCTCCGATTGTCGGGAACACTTCGCTGAACTCTACGGGATAGCCCCAAAGAGTTGCTGGTGTACCGGCGGTTGGAGGTGTGATCAAATACTGTCCTTCTCCTGACACTCCTCTTTTTGCAAGGAGGGCGTAGAAGACGGATGGGTGCATATAGAACTTCGCACCAGTAAGAGCTTTCGCTTTACCGATGAGTTGAATAGTCCCAAGTAAATGATCTGGGTGGAAATCGGCATACGTCACTTTTCCTGAAGGCATCACGAATGATGGCACTACAGTACTTTGAAATATACCTTCGCCAACTCCAAGACCTAAGAATCCCCATGTGTCCTCTGCCCCTGCTTTCGCTTCGGCAAATAACATCGTGAGTAAGTCAACAACACCCACGTTCGCATCAACCAAAAGTTGATTTGAGAATGGGACCAATCCAACCAATTCCTTAGTTGTATCGTAGTTAACTTGCCCTGTAAGACCTGCGGTCGGGTTGATGGCAATTTCATCTCCATCTGCTGATCGGGTCATCGTGACACTCCCTGCTGTTGGAACATGCCCTTTGGCGGTTGTGACAGGCACAACGTTCGCATTTCTGCGGACAGCTCCGAAGAGCTTACCTAAGCGCAAAATTTCACTCGCAAAGAATTCAGGCGCCAACTCTTTACCTTCACCGGAAGTTCCGGAAGCAAGAGCTTTAGCTTTTGCGTGATCTCCAACAAATTTGGCTTTCACGTAATCTGCTACGACTTGCTTTTTCTGGGTTAATTCGACATCAGCGCTGTCGCTGCCGAATAGATGCTTGCGGAGAGGAGTCTTGTCAAGAAGATCAGTGACTTTCGTCATGACATCTTTTGTGATTCCTTCACTTAAACCTTTTTGCAATTCTGTTTGCAACTGTGCAAACATTAGTTTTGTTTTTTCGTCCATTATATTTTTTCACCCCCTTTTTCTTTCGAACTGTTGAGTTCTACTAGCTGTTTAAAAATAGAGAGCGCCTTGTTGTTTTTTTGGTTGCTCTCTCTCACGAGATCCCTGATTTGTCCAAAAAACTTCTCCCTGTCTTCTTCCGTTACGTTTACTGGTTCTTTGATGATTTCTTTTACCTGGACGATCTTGTATTTTGCGAGTTTTTCGTCAAGCAGTTCTTCAAGGTCTTTGCGTGACATGATCACAAGGCTCTTGCCTTCGTCAGCGTCTTCATCTGTCCCGCCTATACTGGCTATCACTTCTTCCAGAGCTTTTATTGCTGATGTTATTTTGTCTTCATTTGCCTTTGAGATTGTCCGTCCGGCTTTCTCGATAACCTCTGCTTTTACGCCTTTCTCTTTGATGATTTTTTCTAGGTCTTCTACCTTTGCTTTGAAGTTTTTGTCAGTCACCTTTGCTTCTGGATTTGCCGGGACCGCGACCCATGACACTTCCAGGAGTTCTTGCTCCATGATCGTGTAGTCGTCCTGTCCGGAGACACCCCATTTTTTTACCATGAATCCTACGCTTACACTGTTGAGGCATCCGTCCTGGATAAGCGCCCATACCTTATTGCCTTCTTCTGTTGCTGCTGTTATTTGCAGGTTCATATGAAGTTCGTTATTTTCAGCCCATGCGCGCACGCATTTGCCTACGGGCAGGTTGTAGTAATCGTGGGAGATGAGAACTGCTGGGTTGTTCTTCATGTAGTTGTCAAGAAGCCAGCCGTTTGGATTTACACTGTCACCATGGCGATCGATGCATCCGGTTGATGCTATAACGTGCACGATGCGCTTTTCCTCATCGACGATTCCCTTATTGATTGCTGCTGAAAATAGTTTGTTTTTCATATAAAAATAATTTTATGGTTAATTAATAATTCATTTTTTATTAGGTCGTCTCATCACTGGTTGGCATAGTCCCGCATCGACATTGAATATGTGCTGGTTCGTGTGCATCTCCTGAGGGAAAGTTTTCTCCGAATGGGACCACCTCATTGTCGTTTGCCGCACACTCTTCACAGGTGCGCTCGTCCTCTGCTGCGTGCCACACCAGATTCTCGACCTTATTGTCTTTGAATGTTTGGTATTGGCTCTCTCCGTATGCTGTGAATAGTTCGGTCCGGGTGATTCTTTCAACTCTCCAGTCTTCTTCTTCACCGAGAATGTTTGCCACGTCATCTCTTATAAGCCCGATGTCAACGACACCGTCTGAGAGGTTGCGTGCTATAACTTCTTTCACTCGATCGTAGATACTCTGATCTATCGAGTCGCCACTGTCCTGTATTTGGCTTCTTAACCATTCGATTACTTTCTTCATCGCTGATTCGGTCATTGGTTGCAGTCCGTAGGCGAGTGCCACCTGTTTTGTTGCTTCAGTAAGACAGGGAACACCTAGGTCAAATTCCATCAAGCCGTACATTTTTTTCCAGTCACCACGGTCCCATGAGATTTCGGCTATTACCTCGTCCATGGTTGGGGTCTGTTCACCTCGTTTTTTCTTGTAGTCCTGGAAGTCTTTCTTTTTAATATCTTTTATGAGTCCTTTGTACAGAGCGTGCAGTTTCTTTGCAAATAATGCCTCCTTAACTTCCAGGTATGTATCGCGCGCTGCAATGTGCGTTTTTGGTTTTGCTGCTTTTGTCAGGCGCTTCGCTGGTGGGTTATCTATCGGCATGGGGGGCTTTTCTCCCAGCGGTACGAGGTTATTTGGCATGTAGATCGTGTCTCCGTTCTCAACGGGTGGAAGACCGTCTTTTGCGCGGACCTCATTTACTGTCATCCATTTGTTTATTCCGGTTTCTTTTGTTTTCAGTTCTATCTCTTTATCCTCTGGGACCGTGGAGACGTGTTCAATAAATAAACCATCTGAGGAGGGGAAAAAGGGGAGGTACATCTGTGTTAGTTTTTCGTCTATCATGTGAAGTAATGGTTCAATGATCCATTTGGCGAAGACGTACTCTGAAGATTCCGCGTTTGCTCTGTTTACCTCATCTGTAATTCCCAGAATGGTCTTTGGTACTCGCAGGGTTGAGATTATCTCATCCCGGTTAAACTTGCGGCTTTCTACGAAGTCCATCTCTTTTTGGCGTGGGGCGATCTGGTCCCATTTGAGCCCTTGCTCTGTGATCATTATTTTATGAGCGTTATCTATTCCCGTATATGTCTCGTTGAATTGTTTTCTTAGACGTTCCAGGGTATCATCGTTTAGTTGTTGATCTGTTGTTAAATTACCCGATGGGATTGCTCCGTTTGCAAAGAAGTTCTTATTCCATTTTTTTGCGTTCTGGTCTAGCTCGATCGTGTCCCTAGCCATATCGAGGGCTGAAATGCCGTCTATTGGATTGAAGGGGTTAGGTTTGTGGATCACTATAATTTCTTCCGGGGTAAACTCTACGGTCCCACCGTTTAGGGCGTAGTAAATATACTTATCAACGACGCCGTAGGGAGCCCATGTAAGCACGCGCATGGGGTGCAACACCTGGAGTTCTACTGCGCGAGTGCCGAGGATATTGTAGTTTGGGAGAAGGTACCATTTTCCCCAGATTAAAAGGTGGCTTATCCCTTCGTAGAGCATGTCTCGTTTTGTTCTTGTGGTGGTTGGTTTGTTTAGAAGTTTTAGTGCGAAATGTTCCATTACCTCTATCTTTTTATTCCCTTGGTATTTATACATTTTAAACTGTGCTGACGCGACGGCATCAGCTATGGCGTCGATACTGGAGTATGTAAGACCTACGTATAATTCTTTCTTGTTGTATTTACCTCCGAGAAGGGGTATCCAGGAAGCTCCGAATCCACCATCAAAAAACTTTTTCTTAAAAAATCGGCTCACTTTATTTATTGACATTGATAGAAAGTTCATATGCAGATAATTTTATGGAGGATTGAGTATCTATTTTTTTATCTGCCCAGTATAAACATCTGCGGTTCTCGCCGCTTATTCAACTCAAAAAACATGCGCATCATTAATGTGTCGGAATAGTCAGGAGACCTTCCCAAGTGCTCTTTGATGTCATCCTTGCTTATGATTGCCAGCTTCTGATCTTTGTCCGGATCCTTTGCTTTTATTTGTTCGAGGTCTTCAATAATGACTTGTTGAATGTCTTCATTATCGCATGTTATACCAATTTTTCCTTTATTTACGTAGTCGGCAAGCATAAAGTAGCATTGCGCTCTGAGGTTGAGATAATTCTTTTTTATGATGTTTGGATTATATTTTTCGTTTGGATCACCTATTTGTGCTGCACTTCCTATGAAGCCTTTACATTTCACGTAGTCGACTACGCCGCCTCCTAAGCCTTGCTCATCGGCAATAATATGGGACCGGGAGATTTGCTCGTTTGCTGCTATTTTTATGATTTCGTTGTTCAGTTCGTCTATACCTGATTTTTTGATTACCTTCATTCGGACCACCTGCAGCCCTTCCCAGATAAATATCACGGATTTGTCCATTCCAAAGCGCGCCACGTCCACTGTTAGGTATTTCAGCCCTTTCGTTGCAGTGTTCGTAAACAGGTCCGACATTGCGTCGATGTCCATTAAGGTCGTAGGGTCGTCATCGTACTCGAAGTTGCCGAACAAAAGGCGCTCACGCGTTATTTTATCGGCTTTCTTGAGCTCGTCGATGTATGAAAGGGGAGTAAATGGGTTATCAGTTGGCAATGCCTTCACGAATCTTCTGTAAGGTGGGAGGGTTTCTTTTTTCCATGGTTTGTAGTATCTGTGATAAATATGCCCTTTATCCGGGTTGAATGTTTCTATCAGTATTGGCTTTATGCCGTATACGTCGTTATTCCAGGTCCCCACTCTTGATTTCAGGATCTGGACGGCTACCACTGATACCTCGTTTGATTCTTCAACGAGCGCACCGGTCATCTCTAAACCTCCAAGGCGTAAAAAGAGCGGGTCTGATGGTTGGTATGCTAGGTCTAGTAAAAGGATTGAGCTTCCATTCCAGAACGTTATCACTGAGTCGAGTTGATTGTATCGAAAGTGTATACCGGATTTGAGATCATAAAATTGGCATATTTTGAAAAACGTCACGAGCGATGTACGCTTCAGGTTCTTTAGTTCTTTACGTCCTATTGCCCAGCGGGTATTTGCTCTGGTACAGCACATATGGACCAGGTATTCAATACCTAGCCAGCTTTTGCCACCGCGCGCTGCACCTCCGTACCCTAGCTCAGTTGTTGTCTGGTCCAGGAGCAGTTGCCACGCTGTCGATTGCTTTGGTGTCGGCTTTAATATCAGTCTTAGTACTTTTTCCATTGGATAATATAATTGTTGATTCCACCTTGGTTGGTGTTTTTTGATCCACTTCGTGAATTGTTGTCTCTTTTAGCCCATGAACTGCCTTTAATAAAAATATGGACATTGAGACGTTGACCTTGTTTGCGAGCCCTCCGTTTTCAAGTTGCCGTTTTTGGAGCATCTTAACCTTTTTTATCGTGGCGGAAAATTGTTTGTGTTTTAGCGCCCAAGTGACGATCGTATCATCGTCAACTTCAAGTTCTAGCGCTATGTCTTCGATATAAGGCATCTCGCCTTTTGACTTACATTTTTGATAATAGAGTTCAGCGAGTTCCAACTTTTCTTTGGTGTATTTCGTCGGTCTACCTGGTTTTCTTGGTATTTCCGGTGTGGTTATACCTTGGGGGTTAGTGTCTGCCATTGTTCTGATTGATCTAAGTACCGAGCGTATCGCTTTCGAATAACATCACAGTATCGTGGGTCCAGTTCGGACATGTAGCAGGTGCGGGCGGTTTGCTCAGCTGCTATAAGTGTCGTTCCTGATCCGCCGAATGTGTCGAGTACGAGTTGATCGGGAATAGTTGAATTTTTAATTGCTTCTGCACATAGTAATACCGGATTCATAGTTGGATGTTCTTCTGATTTGGAAGGTTTGTCGTAGCGCCAGATATCCAGTTTCCGTTTGCCTCTGAGTATTTTCCCTTTTATTTTTCCCTCTATCTGGAGTTTCACCCCGCCTATTGATATTTCCGTATTGCCTTGGACCAGCCGTGCTCTGTTTCCAAGGTCTTCCCATACATTGCCCTGAGTCCTGTCGTCTATGAAGAAGTGATTCCGTATTGCCTTGGACCAGCCGTACAGGATTGGCTCGTATTGGTTTTGGTAATCACTCCGGGAGAGTGTGAAGTTGTTTTTTACCCATATAATGAAAGATTGCCAATGCCCTCCAGCTGATTCGAATGCTTTCATGAGGTTGGGGATCTCTTTGCTGCTCATGCAGATATAAAAAATGCCTGGGCAGACTGCCATCATATTTGTGATCGCATCCAGTAAAAACTGGTAGAACTCTTCATTGCTCATTTTGTCGTTCATTATCATTTTGCGTTTGTTTTGCTTCTCAGCGCCCATACCGCCTTCGTATGCGATATTGTAGGGCGGGTCCGTGAACACCATGTCTGCTATTTTGCCGTTCATTAATCGCTTTATGTCTTCTAGTTTTGTCGCATCCCCACACAGGAGGCGGTGTCTTCCGAGTTGGTAGATTTCTCCTGGTTTGCTTATCGGTTCCGCTTCTGAAACGCTTGGCACGTCGTCTTCTCTTGTGTCGCTGTACCTTTCGCTTAGGTCATTGAGTGTGATTGGCTGCCCTAGGTCGATTGCATAGTCTTTCAGGTCCAGTCCCAGGGAAGGGAGGAGGTTTGCGAGCATACCTTCGTCATACGCTCCGGCTCGGTCGTTATCTGCAAGGGAGTAGGCGGTCATTGCATCGAGCTGTGATTTGAATGTCTTTTTTGCCGGGACTCCGTTTACTATTCCTCTCCATACTTCACCCTCTTGTTTGAATTCTACGGTGCTCACCCATGCTTCTTTTATTCCGAGGTCTTTGTACACTTTCAGTCGTGTGTTGCCTCCTAGGACTGTGCCGTCTGGCATAACGAGGAGGGGCTTAAACTCTCCCATTTCGACTTGCTTCTTAAGTCTTGCGTAGCCGTCTTTTAATACTATCCGGGAGTTGTGTTCGAACTCGTGGAGTTTATCTATTGACCATGTTTGTGTTGTATTCATTTTGGTTATAAATTATTAAGGTTTTAAATTACTGCAAAACATACTGATATGACCGTTGTTGTCGACGATCGGATCGTCTATTCCTTTACTCCAATCGATATCTAGCGCTGACTTTTCAAATCCGATATAGTCACTTGCCATTCTGAGTTCTGGTTTGAACTCATGTCCTGGTTGGTAACCTCTGAGGGTTGTCTCGTTCCATCCGATGTGCTCGACTAAACAGGGAGCTGTGGCATAAACATATTTTCCCTGGTAGTACATATATGTCGCCATGCGGTCGTCATCCATATAAACTGATTGTTTTACTCTTTGCTCAACCCAGGGAATCATGTCTTTGATTAACGCTACAGGCAGTATGTATGCCTGTGCCATGAACCATACTCGTAGTTTTACCCAGTTTTTCTGTTGCTCCCGCGCCCGCTTTATAAATTCGCTATTACTAAATAATGTTATTGGTTCGTTTGGCAAGAGTTCGATAATTCTTTCTGCAGCTTTTATTAAATCCTTGCATGGGAGAACATCGTCTTGTAAAACCATGACGTGTGTATCATCGGGTAAATAGCTCATTAATACTGCCTTGCAACTGCCCCAGAGGGACCCTGTCGGGTCCGGGATTGCTTTCACCTGGCTGGCACACCGGGAATCCAGGAGGTCTTTCATTACCTCAAGCCATCGCATACGCATGCAGTTGTGTTGAATGCGTACTGCCAACTTTTTCATTACTTTTTTTTTGAATTGTAATAATGTCTTGCATAACATTTTTTGCATAAACCTTTGGATGCATGCTTCTGTTTTTTCGATTTGCAGTCAACACAACCGTTTGGATAATCCTTATGCCAAATAGAGACATCTGTAACGTCTTCCTCTTCCGGCTCTTTTTCCGTTTCGGTTGTTTCAGTTATCCTTTCTTCACTTCTTCTGAAATCTTCTACACAAACAAGACTACACATATGATATTTTTTATAGTCACACATGCGACTTGCTGGGATTAATTCGTCACGTGATGAACACTTTGGGTTGTCACAGTGATACATCTTTTCGGGAACTTCACCGCCCTTTCTTATTTTATTGCTTAAGTCGACCTCCGGTGGGTCGGTCGCTTTACTAGGGTCTGGAAGAATTAGCGCAATTTGACATGGGTTCTTTATACTTACAGGGCTTGGCATTTCTGGTTCATCTCCATGATGCGATTCGATTACCTCTTTTGCTTGTTGTTTGGGTTGCTCATAGACCTTCTCGTATTCCTCAATTGCACCTTTAAGAAGGATATTTATTGCGTTTTCTACATCGACCATTCGCTCCTTTGCTATTTGAAGACAGCGTATCCATATCTCCTCTTTAACAAATAATGAATGCCTCTCATACTGTTTAACAGGCTCTGGAAAGTGAAAAATCATAGTACTTTTAATAACTGGTAATAGATAACTACGGACATACGTTAAAATCCTTTTTAAACTCTTCTATCGCTGTATCAATTATCTGAGGATTTGGTTTTTTATATTCGCGGAGGGTTGTGTGCACCTCCCAGATTTCGAGGATTTCGTCTGTGTTCATATCGGGGTGACATATACAAAACATGTAGATTAGATTGTGGATAAGCTCCGATTTATTTCGTACTTTGAGCGATACTGATCGGTTGTGGTTGAGGTACGAGAACCGTTTCATGAGGGAGAGCTTTATTTTGTAGATTTGGGAGTTCTTTTTCTTGAGGATTATTGCGATCTGTTTAAAGTCGAAGCCTTCAAAAAGAAGGGAGAGAACATCTCGTTCTAAGCCACACACGCCTCTAAATGCTTTCTTTTCAAACTCGGCATCTTCTATCGGTGAGAGCATGCCATCAGTTTTCGGCTCCCAGTCGCCCACACAGGATTCAAACGACACCTCAGCCGGGATGTAGTGACCGTATACCCTAGGTCGTGACATAGGAGGAGTTTTCTTCAATAATTAATTTAAGATGGTGACGATGGATCATCGTGTGGTGGTTTGGACACAGTGGAAGGAGTTGATTAAAACCAAAATGATGATGATCTATTGTGGTATCGAATCCGCAAATGCAGCACTTAGTCATGTCTATAGGTATCTTTTTTATTGTTATTACTTCGGCTTTTCTTTTTGGAAGATTGTGATATCTAAATAAACTTCGCTGTAGTGTTCTTTTTTGCTTGCAATCGAAACTGCAGATGAATTTATTTGGTCTTTTTGTTGTGAAGTCCTTTCCACATACAAAACACTTTCTTTGATATTTCTTGGGTAACAAAATATCGTCGGAGTAAACCTGGGGAATTTTTGTAGACTGATTTTTCGAACTACAACTCATTTTTTCGTTCTATGAGTTGCTTACCGGTATAAGTTTATATCCTGTGTTTTCCTTTTACAAGGGGTTGTTTCATGCAGTTGGCAAATATCCGTTTAGTCCTGTGATCTTCTGAAATTCTTTCCGGTCGGCTTCGATAATTTCTCTCAATCTCCCTGTCCTACGGTCAAACTCGTTGCTTGATTGGCTGCCGTAGTGATGTATCAGCGCTTCCGGGACCCATGCTGTCGTTTTCTTGTACTGCGTTATTATTGCCCATCCAAGCCACCAGTCTGAGTACCAATGTCTCAGTTGGGGAGGGAAGTATCCCATCTTTTTTAGCGTTTCTTTTTTCATCATGAATGCGCTTCCGCGTATGTCTATGGACCCAGTTCGCAGAGATTTGCCATATGGCATCATGCATCCGTAGTCTCGTTGATATGGGTTTGCTACCCACACGTCGCCTTGCAGTGCGTTCATGAGATAAACATCCCAGAATTTACTCAGAGTGATGTCGTTATTCAAAAAAGCGATATAGTCTCCGGTTGCTTCCTGTGCGCCAAGGTTCCAGTTGTACGTTATAAATTGCTGCTTGTCGTTGAATATCTTTATGCAGTCCTGGTGGACCAGGCGCTTTATCCACTCGGTTGTTTCCGGGTCCGATACGTCGTCCACAATAATAAGTTGATAGGGGTTGTGTGTGTTTTCCTTTAATGAATCGATTGTTTGTTTCAGGAATGAGAGCTGGTTGTAGGATGGGAGTACTATCGATAGTTTTCCTGGGCGGGTTTTTATGATTTGACCGTGGAAGAGCCGCTCGAAGAGGTATTGTTCGAAGCGTTTTCGTCTTCCCTCGTAGATATTCATGTCGTGCAGTTGGCACTCCATCGCTCGCTCGTAGGTTGCGTCTTTCTTTGCGGACCCCACGAACCAGTGATTATGTTCTACCCTGGACCGGGGGCTTATAACAAATTGCTTCCGTTTCATTGCGGTTTGCTCTGTCTCAATATCGCATTGCAGGTGATGGTAGTGCGATGAATAGATTACCCCTGGCTCATCCTCTACCCCCGATTGCTCGTTTATGTATTTTCTGGTCACGAAGAAGTGGGAGGCATGAAGCTTTGTTTGACTTATCGTCCAGGAGTCCACGGTCCCCACGAAGCCATATTTGTCGAAGTATTTTTGTGCGTTGGTGTCCCAACCGTCATAAAAAACGATATCATCCGCTCCGCAGTAGATAATGGGCTCAAACGTTTTCTTGTACCCTGTGTTTATTGCTGAGACGTATGTGTGTGGATCCTCGTTGTGAATAAAGATTGCTCTCGGTGTCTTGAGGTCTACTACAGCTGCCATTGATGCGACGTCGTCAGGTTCCACAATAAAATAAACAGTGAAGGGAAGGGTTGTGGTGTTTTGGATGTTCTCAAACAGCTGTTTAATTCTGTACTCTCGTTTGTAGGTTGGAATCAGGATGGCAATCATTATTTTTGAAACCATTTGTAATAAGTTTGTTTTTCTTCTTCTCGAATCACTAGAACATCAAGACCGCATTTGACGCGTAGCCAATTTAAAAAAATGCGCCCTGTGCGCCCATTGCCGTCAATGAAAGGGTGAATTCCTTCATACATAACGTGAGTTGTTCTTCCAAATGGTTTTTGTTCGAAATCTGCATCTTTAATCGCTATGTCTTTATGAGCTACGATGGTATTCATCAAAAAAATCCAATTATTTATTTGCTCAGTAAGATACCAGGGCTTCTTTTCTACTCCACCGATCCACACTGGACACCGGCGAAATTGCCCTTTGTCCTTTATATCGATTGGTTGGTGCAACATGAGGATATTGTGAGTGTCCAGGACGTTTTCAATGGTAAGTACGTCTTTACTCAAAATATAATTCCATGCGAGTACCGCTTGATCGAGGGAAACTGAGTCGTGGACCCCTTCGATAAAGTTACTTTGTTCGAGAAATTCAAGTTCGTCGAGTTTCATTTTTTAGCTTTTTGCTCTGCAATATCCACAAGCTTATCGAGCATTGTGCCGAGAGCAATTATTAACCCCTGTACCTGAGTCGATACAATCCCTTTCTCTGGCCTACCTTGTTTTTTCTGCAACTCTTTCGCGTGGGAACTTGCGATATCAAAGAGTAGTTTTGTTTGGTTAATTATCATATTTTTATAGTCCCGCATTTATAACATCATTCTCATCGTATGCCACAATGGCGTACCCGCCCTTTTCTCTGATCCGTTCCAAGAACTCGTCTTGAGCAGGAGTAGTTTTACCGCCTTTGCGTTTTACCTCAACGGCAATAAACTTTCCATCTTTCGATATTCCGATTATATCGGCAGAACCTTTTTTACCTGCGCGCAGGAAACGTTTTCCAGACATTCCCGCCCGGATGCCGGTCTTGTATGTGTAGTCAAATGTAGCCACACCGGTGTTGTTTCTCCATACAAAATGCCCTTTCATTGTGAGGTACTCAATGAGCATGTTTTGGATCTGGTGTTCGGTTAGTCCGAGATATTCGCTATTGTTCATAGTTGAGCGCCGAATGTTGCCTGCCCTTCCGGGATTGCTGGCTTGAATAACAAGATCTGGTTGATATTTGTCTGGTGCTTTCTACATTTTGTGCAGCGCCCCTCCTTACGTATTGCGTAAATATAGGACCAGCGGCGTTTGCCGCAGCCAACGCATTCGTAGGGATAAATGTGTCTATATTTTTTCATGGTTAATTACTTCCTGGAACTATTATTTCTGGGGTATCCTCTACTAGGATCTCGTTCTTGTCGATGTTTGGCGTAATCTTTCGTTTGAAACCCTGGCGTTGAGGGGTAATGCTTAAGCCCTGATATTCCGCTTGGACCAGCCCTTGTGTAAGTAGGTTTAGTGCGTTCAGCTCTATATTCTTGTCGGTTATGATCCTGTTGAGCATTCTGAGTGTTTCTAATGTGTCTTTCGAAAAAGTGTATTTTTTGGTAATCATTTGATTTGGCGTTTTACTGCTTTAATTTTTAAATCGTAGGCTGTTGAAATCTCAAAAATCATGGAACCTTCCCGGAGCCCACCGTTTTTATTCCATCTATTGCACTGGTCCTCTGCCTCCTTCAATGATTTGAAGATTTTTGTTGAAACCGTATAGAGCTTTGTCATATTACTTTGCGTCGGTTAAGCGACAATTTTTTATAATTTTTTTTCCATCGAAGGAGTCATATCCTGTCTTTTTTTCGTAATCTTCTAGATACGCGGACAGAGTGAGCTGACAATCTTTTGTCATTTTGCTTAGGTCTTTTATCTCTGATACCATTACTTGGATTTCTGGACCCGCAAAAAGTGTTTTTTTGAGTGAGGTTTTTTTGCTCGTCAGAGATTCTATTTCAAGAGCTAGTTTGTGATACTCTGTGTTTTCGTGCAACTTTGCGTCGAGCACCTCACGCTTTTCTTTTGCTTTCTCTTTTGCAGATCTGACCATAGCAATTTGCACTCGAATGCTGTTTGCTCTCGTTTCTGCTTCCGAGAGTTGGACCGTTGGAACGACATTATTTAACATAGGATTAAAACATCCGGATAATCCGGAGAACTATTAATAAATAACCACAAAGTATGCCAAGGAGCAGAGCGATCACTATTCTGAGGGGTGAACTTGCTTCACGTTCGGGCAACGAGCTGTGAAGGATTGTTTTCTTGTGTAACTTGTCCTTTGAGCTCCAATCGGGGTAAAAACTGGCAGTTTTGGTGTTTTTCATGCTTCTTGGTGATCCTGTTTAGGAAACTTTCTAATGTGGCAAATGAGTTCGTAGACGTCAAAGCGGAAGAAATCGCTTCGAGTCATCCCGGTCCACTGTGCCATTACTCTTGTGGTGGGGGGATATTTCAGGAGGTCTTTCACGTTTTTTACGATGTCGATTCGGACCGTGTTGTCATCCTCTTGTACGAATACGAGGAAGGGTGTGTGGTTGAGTTTCTTTGTTTCACGTATCCCACTTTGTCGGAAGTAGTCGTCCAGGTCCCGGCGCCCTGGCGTTATAACTTTTATTTTGCGCTTGAAGTGCCTCGATCCATCCGGGGTTCGTTGGATGTCAAACGTTCTCGGTTCTTTTTTAACTTTGTTCATAGGAATTTAAGAAAACTTTTATTGGTGTACGCCGCCCAGGGACCAAAACCTTGCTCTTTAAATATTCGGTAGGCTACCTCGATGTTTGCTTTGCAGTCGTAGGGACTTTTGCCGTTAAACTTTGGCATGTGGACCGCGTTCAGTTGAAATACTCCGTGGTCGTTGGTGGGGGATACTGCGTTGCAGTTGAGCCCGCTTTCCGCTTTTGCGATCGCTATTGCCACTCTGCAGTCGGGTCCGAATACGTCGCAGATTTCTTGTTCGATGTTTTGATCGCTTATGTGTTGACGTTCCGGCTTAATGGTTGCTGTCGTTGGGACCGGGATTGTTTGGGTTGGAGCACTAGGCGCTTTTAGACGCTTCACGGTTGGTGAGGCTGCCTGGGCTTTTGGAGCGGTAGTCGCTTTTAGTAGCTGGTGGTGGTTGAGGTTGAGTGCGAGCGTCAGGATGAGCGCAAGTATTGCACCCGCTATGATTGCCTTGATGCTTGAGTTACCCTCTCGATTTCGCTCTAGTCTAGTTTCCAGGAGTACACCGTTGTTTGCGTAGTGGATAAACAGCCGGGCGCGGGCGTTGTTGCTTATCGGTCTCCCGTATTCTGCTATTGGGAGCATTGCCTGTTTGATGTTCTTCAGGATCTCAACGTTCGTTTTTGCCTTTATGAAAACGTACAGGAAACTTGCCTTGTCACTTCTTTCTAGTTTTTCGTAGTCGACCTTTATTGCCTTTGCTGTGTAGAGTGCTTCTGTGAGTACCTCTGCTTCTTTCTGGTCCTTTGCTTTTTTTTCTTCCAACGACCTCGCCGTTTGCGAGGTAATGTTTTCCCTCACACTCCCTTTCTTATACTTCGTATCGTTATTATCTTTTCTATCTCTATCTCTATATCTATCTCTAGTGTGACGTTTCGTCACACCCTCCGTGACGGTCGTCACGTTTAGCTTTATTTTTTTATTATCTCTATACTTTTTTGCTCTTTCTGCGTCGGTAAGTTGTGTCTCCTGATATTTTTCGTAATTGGTGATTTTCAATGTGTGTTCATCAGTCCATTCGATCAGTTTCATTTCTTCAAATAATTCAAACGTACCATCAGTCAATTTCCAGTTTTCATCATCAGCTCCTATTCCCGCAAGTTGTCGCAGGTGATCGAGCGTTATAAACGGAAGTACACCATCTTTTTTTTCAGACAGGCTCGCCATAGAAAGGAGATACACCCATATCAGTCTTTGGGCGGTTGTCAGTGCTCCCATCTTTGGGTCAGCGACAAAATCCTGTCCGTAAAATTTAAACCATTTCATACGTTTGAATTAACTTTTAAACTCCTGCCCTTATCCCCTAGGTGAGCGACTGTGATGAGCACTACTCGTCTTTATAAGGGCATGAGTTTCCCCTCAACCTCTTCCTGGTTAAGGGGCGCTGGTAAGCAACCGAATTGTTAATGAACTATTTTTTTGCCTTGTAGGCATCCCAAATCTTTCGGTATTCCTTTTCCGACATAAAGTCGATTAGCTTTGCGTCCTTCAAAAGTCCTAGGTCGATCAGTTCCTTTTCGTTTTGTTTCAGCCATGCGATTTGATACTTTTCCGCCGGGCGGTTTTCTTCTATTTCCTTGGGTGGTCTTGGGTTATCTTCGGGAGTGTTCTCAGGGATGTCTCCAGTGGCTTTTGAGTGGAGAGTTGGCATTCCCTCAAGTCTTTTTATTGCGTTGTTTGCCTGTGCAATTGTCAGCTCGGTCAGCGAATTTATTTGGTATGCGTTATACAGCTCTTCTTTTGCTTTTCCTTTTAATGGAAAGAGATCATTCATCTTTTTTATTTGAAACGGCGTAGCCTTCATTGCAATAGGTGGCTTATGTGGCGCTGGTTCTGCCCCTGTGGCCTCTGGGGTTATAGCATCTGTATCCTCATCTCCCGTCAGTATTCCGAAGGCGTTACAAAAGACGTATCGCTTGGCAAATGTAAGCCGTGCCCCGTATTTCTGCACATCACTCATATATGATTCTGAACCTATAGGAACGCTAAACGTTGTTTCCTCTGAATGCCCTGAAATATGAGTAGCTATGCAGGTAACGCTTATCATTTTTTCGTCCTGTGCGACTTTTATTCTGTATGAAAAGCCATTTTCTGACAAATGAGACTTTACCTGTGCCACTATTGATTCTAGGGGAGCGTAACTGTACCTTACTTTTGTAGTGGAATTTTTTTCATAAACCTTTTTATCCTTCACTATTGTGGGGCATTTAGATTGAAATATTGACATGGCGCTATCAAACTCTTCTTTTGCCTTCTCCTGTTTTAGCTCACGTCTCATCGATAAGAGTTTCTCCATTGTTTCGACTGGGACCTTTTTATTAATGGCCTGTGATATCAATGTTTCTATTTCTGATTTGATTGGTGTCATGCTCTCTTCCTTATTCAATTTGACAAGTTTGTTTGTGTTTGATAAAATTTTAGTGGTCATTATTTTGGGTAATTTTTAATAAAGGGTCAGTTCATAGCTGATCCTTTTTTGTATAACAGTCCTTTCTTCACGGTCCACGCTCTCATATCTATCCGGTAATCATTGCCATTTTTGAATGGCGAAACAGTTGGGTTGTTGTGATATGGGCTTAAAAGCTCCATTATCGAATCGACGATCTGCTGTAGTTTTCTCAAAGTAGTTCACCCCCTTTCTTTCGTAGTTTTTTAAACCACTTTGTAATGGTCAAAACTCTGCTGAAGTGGAGTGTGTGGTTGGAGAGTTGTTCGTAGATTTCGGACGTTTTACGCAGCGATTTACTTTTGTCATAAATTGAGCTTATGATTTCAGCTCGTTTTATCGTTAATACCTGTAATCGGTTTGTTGTGTTGTGATAATCTGCGAGTAACTGTTTAGATTCCCCTACATTTATGCTATAATCAAATTTCGGAACGTTCGGACACATAGGTTTGCTAGGTGTCTCGTTTCTGCTCGTTCCATGCTGAGGTAGCCAAGGTGGTCACGGCGGAGGTCTGAAAAACCCCAGATGCGTGTTCGATTCACGCCCTCAGCACAAGGTGTGATCCCCTCACTTTCAAATGCACGAATAGATTGATATAACGGGCTAATCTCGGTGTTCGATAAGCCAGGATAGCTCCAAGTCAGTCCTGAGGGAAATATCGAACACAAAAGCACCCGTATCTGGCTGAGGTCTGACATTTGGTAGGTTGTACCAAGATTTTCAAACTTCTCCTTCATGAACTTGACGATTGCCTCAAGGTTATATTTAGCGAGTAGTGCGTCATCTTTTGTTACCTGAATATTAGCTATTTGTTCCTCAATTAATTTATTTTGCTCTTTAAATATTTCATCCGAATATACGCCACTTAAGTTCTTTTGAATAAGTGATTGACGCATCTCATAAAACTTCTTCAGTTGAATATCTGCTTCTTCTCTTCGTTTTCTCAGTTGTGTGCCTCGCCCAATAAATGTACGTCTTAACAAAGCAATAAAAACATCTAAACACTCTTTTGTTGGTGATATTATTGAAAGAAAACTTTTTGTAGAGTCATTAAGTTTATCAACCGGTATTGAAGGCGCTCCACATCTTTTGTTACAGAAGTAGTAAGCAAACTTTTCCCGCTTTCCTTTACTCCATGCGCCGGTTAATGGAGCGCCGCATTTGCATCTTACCAACCTTCTTAATGGAAACTCCGCATTGTCACGACTACGCCTGGCTAACGGAACATGAATATTAGTGTTTCGCCCGTCAAGAACTGCTTGTACCCGATAAAATAAAGTCTCCGATACCATTGGAATATGTTGTCCTCGAACTTCTTCAGGATTTGTCTTAGATGTCAGTGTTCCCATATAGAATTTATTACGAAACATGCGATTTATTGCCTGTGGTAATAAAAGAAATTCTTTACCTTTGAAAGGTTGTCGCAATCCCCACTCATTCATAATTTTAGCCATTTCAGATAGTGTTTTGGTTCCTGTTGACATTAGATCCCATGCTTCTTTAATCTTATCCCATCTTTTTGAATCTTTAATTGCGTATCCATTTTCGTTTATATAGCCAAATGGCGGTGTCCCGAAACTTAATCCTGATAAAAATCTTGCTCTTAAACCATTTTTCGAGCGTTCGCTTTTAACATCATTGTCCATTTGGGCAAAGCTGGCGAGCATCGATTCTATGAATTTTTCAGTTGGGCTATTGCCTGTTGGTTCCGAAGCGGAAATAATCATAATGCCACACTCGGACAGTTTTTTTCTGATAGTTAAGTAATCTTGTAGCTGTCGGGATATTCTATCAATTCTATATACGATAAGTGCTTCTATAGTTTTTTTATTCTTTCTGCAATATTCCAACATCTCAATAAGAGCTGGTCTTCCCGCGATGTTTTTAGCAGAGCGTCCTTCCTCCTTAAATATTTTTATAACTGATATATTCCGTCTTTCTGCTTCTTGTTTACATATTTTTTCCTGCGTATCAAGAGAGAAATTATCGACTTGCTCTTCGGTTGAGACTCTAAGGTATATTACTGCTTGTTTGGTTTGTATGGTACTTTTAGTTGGTTCCATATTTATTTTTCGTTGAGGACTTCTTTAAGAGTCTTTTCCCCGAAAACCTCCCTTTCAAATTCATCAAGCCAATTATTAATTAAAAACTGAAATTCCATAACAATACATTGGATTTGTTCATTAGAAAGGTCTTCCGCTGTTTTACCAAGCAGTTTTCTAGTTCGTATTATATTGTTCTCATCAGTACTTTGTGGGAATATATTGTGAAGTACATTATCAAGTGTTGCTTGAGGATTTAACGGATGTATGGATTGTTGGGGAGATGTGGTTTTATTGGATTTAATATGAATATCAGAAACAGTACCTGTTATGGGATAAAGAGGCAATTCTTGAGTTAACATATTATTTCTTAACTATCTATATATAGATAGTATATATCGAAATATAGATAGTTGTCAAGGGGAATTAATAGGATTTTTCATATTATAAGTAATAAATAGAAAATAGCCTATAGCTTTACTTCATCTGTTATTTTTGCTATACTACGCTCTAAATATCTTGTTTGGACAAGCTAATATCAAAATACTATGTTGACTCAATCGGGTAAACTTTTATACGCATCTCCGATACTATCCCAAAGTGATTTTCCATCCTATTTATCATTTTTATTTTCAATCAAATATAATCAGCAATTTTTTATTCATATAATTACAGGGTTGTTTATATCCTTCCTTTTGGCAGCGGGACTATATATTTATTTGTATTTTATATATTTTAAAAAACGGCTTCACAAAAAGTATGTACTATTAGAAATAAAGCCTCCTTCTATTTCTCTCCAGTCAGCTTTTTCGACCAAACAGCTTTTTACTATTTTTCATTCTTTAGACCATGAACCTTCATTCTTAGAAAAGATGCTGAAAATGAAAAATCATGTAAGTTATGAAATAGTTTCAACTAAGGAAGATGGAATACGATATTTACTGTATGCCCCTTCTGAGGACATTCCCATTATTTCCAAAAATATTCGAGCTTATTTACCCTCCGTTGAGATAAATGAAGTTACCGATTATATACCGCAGACACTTAAAACATTTCAAAAGGAAAACTATTCACTAACTGAATTCATGCTTTCCCGATCTTTCGTCCTGCCTCTTATTGCACAGGATTTGTTAGATCAGTATGACCCGATTGCCTATATCACCGCCCACATGACTAAGTTGGAAAGAAATGAAATAATCGCCCTTCAAATCGTGTCAACTCCGGTAACTTCTAAATTCCATGGAAGCATTATGGAATATACCAGCAAACTTAATAAGCGGATATTAGACGGAAAAGAAATCATATCTCAAATTGACACCAATTCATTAAATGG